GATGATCCCCCAAGCTTTGCAAGTGTAGGAGATAATGCTACAGCAGCGCAACAAGCATCACAAAATGTAACAACTACAGTTGAAAAAGATGAAAGTGGTAATGTTACAGGAGTAACCACGACAGGTGGTACTGCTGAAGAACAACAAACTATGCAAGATTACGTCACATCTGCAGCAGCAGGTGCAAAGGGTGGACTATTTACAAGACGTAAAAATAAAAAGAAATAGTTCACATTAGACTAGCTACCCATCCCCCTACCAACAGGCTACGGTGGCCCTAGTAAAAAGGACAGATAATGTCAGATACAATTATGGCTGAAGAAATGCAGCCTCAAAAGAAAGTGGCATTCGCCAATCGTAAATATACAAACGAAGAACGAATCAAAAAAGAAGAAGAAGAACTTGAACAGCTAATAGCTGAACAAAAAGGTGAAGCAGTGGAACAAGAACCACAAGAAGCTGAACCTGCAAATGCTGAAGAACGTAGCTTTAAGAAACGTTATGGTGATTTACGCCGACATCAGCAAACAAAAGAAAAAGAATACGAAGATCGTATTAAGGCACTTTAGCAACAGCTTAACCAAGCAACAAAACAAGAAATCCGACTACCTAAGTCAGATGAAGACATTGAAGCTTGGGCAACTAAGTATCCAGATGTAGCAGCAATTGTTGAAACTATTGCAATTAAAAAGGCAAAAGAACAAGCTGCAGATTTGGAAGATCGTGTAAGAGCAGTAGACGAAATGCGTGAGACTGCAGCACGTGAAAAAGCTGAAGCAGAGTTAATGCGTTTGCACCCAGACTTTGACACTATTCGTGATAGTGATGACTTTCATGAATGGGCAGAGGAACAACCTAAATGGGTACAAGATGCATTGTATGAAAATGACAATGACGCACGTTCTGCTGCTCGTGCAATTGATCTGTACAAATCTGATCGTGGTATTAAGAAAACTAAATCCACATCAAAAGATGCTGCACGTTCTGTGGAAACACGGAATCAACGTAGCAAACCTCAGTCAGATACTTCGGGAATGGCTATCAAAGAATCTGAGGTACAGAAGATGTCTCCACAAGAATACGAGAAACGATCCGATGAGATCATGGAATCTATTCGCACTGGAAACTTTATTTACGATTTATCTGGTTCAGCTAGGTAAAAAGTATTGACATTATAGTTATTTATGATATAACTATATGTATCATATGTTAGTGTGGCCCCAATAGGACACCCACACTGACGTATATTCCCCACGCAAACAACAGACCTTACGGACTTACCTAGTAATTCATGGCCCGTAGCTGTAACACAAAGGCCAAGTGTTATAACCTACGCACCCTACGATGTCTAGCCTCCTATATAGTACTCTGTGTGTTTAGCATCTGTTTATGCTTTAAGGAGAAAATGTTATGGCATTTCCATCAGCATCAGGTTACGGTAATTTACCCAATGGTAATTTTAGTCCAGTAATCTATTCCAAACAGGTGCAACTTGCATTCCGCAAGGCATCTGTTGTTGAAGCAATCACAAACTCTGATTATTTCGGAGAGATTGCAAACATGGGTGATTCAGTTAAAATCATTAAAGAACCTGAGATCACCGTGAAACAATATGACCGTGGTACACAGATCACACCACAAGATTTGGATGATGAGGATTTCTCATTGACCATTGACAAAGCTAACTACTTTGCGTTCAAAGTGGACGACATTGAGGAAGCTCATAGTCACGTCAATTTCCAAAGCTTGGCATCTGATCGTGCGGCATATCGTTTGGCAGACCAAATGGACCAAGAAGTTCTTGGATACCTATCTGGTTTCTCACAAGCTGCGCTTCATGCAAATGCAAGCACAGTTAACACTACTGTAAACGGCACAAAGGCTATTGATACTGCTTCTGATGGTGCTAACCTAGTTGGTGCGGAACTATTGGCTTCTATGTCACTAGACGCATCTGACTTCACAAACACATCAGGTACTGCAGGTTCAGCCAACAACTCAATTGGTATTGAGCCTCGTGCAGGTGGTGCTACTGCTGCGAAATCTGCAACTGCAGGTAACGCATTCCCGTTGCAAATTCTTGCACGTATGTCTCGTTTGATGGACCAACAGAATGTTGATACACAAGGTCGTTGGATCGTTGTGGACCCAGTATTCATGGAAGTCTTGAAAGACGAAGATTCACGTCTATTGCAAGCTGATTGGGGTGGTTCAGGTCTACAAAATGGCTTGGCAGTAACTAACCTACACGGCTTCCGTGTTTACACTTCAAACAACCTACCTTCACTAGGTACAGGTGCATCAACTGTTGGTGGCTCAAACGCTTCTAACTTTGGTGTTATTGTAGCAGGTCATGATTCAGCCGTTGCAACTGCAGAGCAGATCAACAAAACTGAAACATATCGTGACCCTGACTCATTTGCAGATATTGTTCGTGGTATGCACCTATACGGTCGCAAGATTCTTCGCCCAGAAGCAATCGTTACCGCAGCATATAACTTGGCGTAAGGGAGGATTGAACAATGGGTAAATCTACTTCTTTGTTGTCAAAAGCATACATGGTTGAGAAGGAAATTGAACTTCCAACAGCATCAGGCCGAGTTGCAGGACCAACTGTAGGAGCAGGTACACTTGTTCTTGCAGCAGGTGTTGAATTGATTGATGCTATTGACGATGTATCTGCTTATACCGTTGCAATTAATGATGAAACTACAACCTTTATGGCTGCTACATCTATAGATGCGGCGGCAGCAGGTACGTTTGTTTATGGTACTCAGACTCAAGCAGTTATTGCATCAGAAGATACAATTGATGCAGTTGCAGCTATTACTGGGTCACCTGCAGCAGCTACTGCACGAGTGTGGGCAATTGTTGTTGACGTTAACGAGGCAACTCGTGGCGCAGCAGAAGTTGACCGTGACACACTTGCATAATTAAAATACTCTGAGGGGCTGTTATTCAATGGCCCCTCTAAGCTTATCTAACGGAAGGACTCCAAAAAATGGCTATCACAACAGCAATGTGTACGAGCTTTAAATCAGAACTTTTGGGTGGTACTCATGATTTGGATACCCATAATATTTATTTGGCCCTGATTAAAGCCTCTCCTACAGGCACATATGACGCAACTACTACTAACTACTCTGATGTAACAGGTAACTCTGACGAAGCTACAGGTACAGGTTATTCAGCAGGTGGACAATTACTAGACAACGTTACTATATCAGTAGATGGCACAACAGCTATCGTTGATATTGACGATGAGGTATTTACCTCTTCAACTATTTCTGCAGACGGTTGTATTCTTTACAATGCATCTGCTTCAAACAGAGCAATCGCAGTGATTGATTTTGGTGGAACACAAACATCTACAAACGGTGACTATACAATTCAGTTCCCAACTGCAGACGCATCAAACGCTATCATTCGTATCGCTTAATAGGAGCATAGACTATGGCTCTCGTAATTAAAGAC